GTTCACAGCTTTCGCCGCAGATGCAAATGTTTTACGCCATTGCTGATGGACAGGCAAAAATGGAACGGGAACAGAAACGACAGGCAGAGCAGTTGGATCGTGTGGAGCGGAAACAGGATGCCATCGTGGATACATTTCAGAGAACTGATGATACAGAAGATTTTCAGAAATGGGCGAATGACCGTATTACACAGATTGCAGAAAGCCCGAAGTTTGATAAGGGATATGGCAGGAGCAAGAATTATTCTCTTGCACGAACTGAAAGCTATGAAAGGCTAAAACAGAAAAGAAACTGTCGCCTTGATGATCGGGTTCAAAAAGCAAAGGGCAGAGCGTTGGAAGAAAGACCAGACATTAAAAAGTCAGAGCTGGCTAAAATCAATAAGATTTACATAATTGCCAATGATAAAGACCTTAGACCGGCATATGAGTTGGTAATCAAAGAAATGATGATTCACTACTGTATATCGTGAACAGATATGGAAGAACCTTGCTCGATACAGGGTTTCCTTTTATTAGGAGATGATGTATAATCTAGCTAATAAGAAGGGAAGGTGTGTTATGATTCAATATCAAGAGACTAGAAAACTCACAAAAAGGCAAAAAATTTGTAAGGCGATAGAAGGTTATGAAATTTGTTGGAATATGAACAATTCCGATTTGCAAAGTATTGCAAATAGAATTTCCAATGATATAGATGTGGAATCCAATCTAATATTTGATTTTTTGATAGAAAAGAGAAGAGAGTCAAGAGCAGAGCGTCAAATGGAAATAGACAGAATTGTTCGAGAGGTTCATAATGAATACGGTGAGCATTCTTTAAGATGGGGAAAACACAAGGAATTGACTGTGATTTGCGAACGTGCTGGCGTGGATATGAAAACTGCGAAAACGGCACTAAAAAATTTTGGTATTCCCAGAAAACAATGGGAAGAGAGCAGAAGATGGAAGATGACAGAAGAGGAAAAGGCACACTTAGAAGAAGAGCGAGTTGCCGAACAACAGCAACGGTTAGCCAATCAGCAGGAGAGATATTACAAACGTATGGCAAAATGCCCTCGTTGTGGTTCCACGTCATTGTCCTATGATACCAAGAAACTTAGCATTGGCAGGGCACTGGTTGGAGATGCAATAGCGGGAGCACCCGGAGCAGTTTTAGGTGGGTTGAGCAGCAAGAAAGGTTATGCAGTCTGTATGAACTGCGGTAAGAAGTGGAAAGTGTAAAAATAATAAGAAATATATAGAGCGGTTTATCCGCTCTATTTTATTCCTCAAACTGGCTATCAAGCATAGATAGTCGCTAACCTAAAAGAATTGTAGGTGATTAATTATATGGCAATGATATGGGTAAACGGGACGGCAATAAAAACGCCGTCCTCTTTTAGTTGGGGGTTGCAGGATGTATCAGATAGTGCGTCCGGCAGAACACAGGACACGATCATGCACAAGAATAGAGTAGGACAGAAAAGGAAAATTGCTCTTGGCTGGAATAATCCGACCAAAGAAGAAGCGGCGGCTATATTGCAGGCATTTAATCCGGAATACATAAATGTCACTTATCCGGATGCCATGAGCGGTACGGATGAAACAAGAGAATTTTACGTTGGTGACAGATCAGCACCTATGAAGATGTGGACTGTTAAAAAGAAAATCTACTCACAAATCAGTTTCGATATTATTGAGAGGTAGGTGGTCAAGTTGCTTGATGTATCAACAGAATTTAAAAATGAGCTGTTTAATGATAATCGAGATTTTCTTCCGTTCTTAGATATTACGCTACGGAACGGGAAAGTTTTGAATTTAACAAGGAAAGATGTGTGGCAAGATTCCATGAGCATTGAAGATGCAACGTCGGCAGGCAATACATTTACGATCGGTGCCGCAGTTACAGGTAAATTGACCGTTACGCTTAATAATATCTACGATGATTTCAGCGAATATGATTTTTCGGATGCTACCGTAGTTGCTTATGTGGGATTACAACTATCTAACGCATTGGAAAAGGTTAGAGTTGGCACGTTTGTTGTGGATGAGCCAAGCTATGATGGCTCTACGATAAGCCTGACTTTTCTTGATAACATGGTTAAATTTGATAAACCATATAGCAAAAGTACCTTGCAATACCCGGCAACATTAGGTCAAATTCTTGCAGATGCTTGTAATTGTTGCGGTGTCTCACTACAGTCTGCAAATTTTCCAAACAATGGATATGTGGTCAAAAATCGTCCTAAGGACGATGCGTTAACCTTTGGAGATATCATTGCGTGCGTAGCACAGGTGGCAGGATGTTGGGCGAAAATGGATGTCTATGGAAGACTGAAACTTGGTTGGTATAATATGTCTGTTTTTGAGAAAAACGCTAATTTGAATGGTGGTACATTTGAAACTAGCACAACTCCATATTCGGATGGAGACACAGTAGACGGTGGTAATTTTAAAGATTACTCATCTGGTGCATCAATGAATGGTGGAACATTTGTTGATCAGAAAGCATACCATCATATTTTTTCAACAAAGACATTTACGATGTCTACCGATGACGCAGTAATCACAGGAATTAGGGTTACAGAAGAGTTTGAGGAAACAGAAACCGATAAACCGGCAACAAGGCTGGTTGGAAACGAGGGGTATGTAGTAGAAGTTTCCGGAAATGCACTTATTCAAAAAGGAGCAGCACAGACTGTAGCAAATTATCTTTATAATCGCATAGGTGGTATGAGATTTAGACCGCTTGAGGTAGAATGTCTTACCAATCCAGCTATTGAAGCCGGAGATATAGCTTATGTGACGGACCGAAAACAGAATAGTTATCAGGCATTCATATCAACAAGAGAATTTCATCTTGGCGGTGTAGAAAAACTCGTATGTGATGCAGAAACACCGCTTAAAAACAGTCAAACAAGATTTTCGGAAATGACCAAGGCAGTTGTTAAAGCACGAAAACAGACACAAAGGCAATTAAGTGCATATGATCTGGCTGTACAGCAATTAACAAACCTTATGACACAATCTTTTGGTGTATTCAAATCAGAGGAAGTGTTAGAGGATGGCAGTATTATTTATTATATGCATAACAAGCCGGAGCGAGCGAAAAGTTCTACCATTTGGAAAATGACAGCAGATGCATTTGCAGTATCTACAGATGGTGGACAGACGTGGAATGCCGGAATTGATTCACAGGGGAATGCGGTAGTGAGTGTATTAAATGCTATCGGAATTAATGCTGACTGGATTAATGCGGGTAGTATGTTGATTGGCGGAGCATACAGAAATCAGGATGGCACGATAACGGTATGCGATGCAAGTAATAATATGATTTTCAAAGTTAGTAAGAGCGGAATCATTATTAACACCCAGAATTTAAAAGTGGCACAGAATGGAAACATAGAAGTCACCGGAAAATTGATTGGCATGGATAAAATCTATCTTAGAAATACAACACAGGGTGTAGACAAATCAGTTATTCAATATAAATATACGAAAGAAAATCAGCAGTACCAATTTTTGACACCGGATGGAAAGATTTTTTTAGAAACATCACAACAGGAAACACCGTTGTATTTTCCATTACTAACAAAATTAAGATATGCGGAAATCGGAAAATTAAATCAGGTAAGTACAGATTTTGCTACAACAAAGGGGACATATACCACAGAAGCAGGATACACCGTAGTAGATGTAAGAAATTATGTTGTAAGTGGAACGGTAAGAGCATCTGGCGCGTTTATAGAAATTACAGGTAAGATAAATCTAAAATCTTTAGAAGCAGGACAAAAAATAGAATACGACCTTGCTAATTCCGCTATGGAAACAATGCCAATACCAAGCGGCTATTTGCCGAAACACGACAGCGTGCAAACAATTGCCGTGATTGGGACAAGGGTCATTTATATAAGGCTAAATAAAGAAGGAGTGTTGCTTATGAGAAATTGCGGTGAAAAATACGAAAATACCGAGGGTACAGATGTTCATTTTAGATTTGACTATACACTAATGTAGTAAAGGAGGGGCGAGAGATGGCGATTCAGATGAGAAAAGGGTCAAAGGATGATTTCGACCCAACAAAGATGTTGCCGGGAGAATGGGCGGTATCTATCGACAGTGATACGAGCAAGCAAATGGTATGGATGTGTTTTAGAGCTGGTGTTGTAAAACGTATGGGGACATATGAAGATTTTAAAGAACAGATCAGAGATGCAACCAAAGATATTCGAGATGAATACAAAGAAGAATTCAACACGATTCTTGACCAAATCGAAACTTTAGCAGAACAGACTTCTGCAAATACCAACATTGTGATACAGATAAAAAATGACTGTGTAAACACTTATCTGCCACAGATGCAGGGATATGCGAATAGTGCTTTATTATCTAAGAATAGTGCTTTGGCAAGTGCGACAGAAGCTAAAAGTTACGCAATTGGCGGAACGGATTCAAGAGCAGGCGAAGATATAGATAACAGCAAGTATTACAGTGAGAAGTCACAAGCAAGTAGTCAAACAGCACAGGCATATGCAACACAGGCAGAATCGGCAAGTGACGAGATTGTAAATCGTATTGATGAAGCAATATCGCAGAATGTTCCGCAATTTACAATTGATTTTACGACTGGACACTTAAAGTATCAAGGCGGTCGGTTTGATTTTTCAGTAAATGAGGCAGGACACTTATTATGGGAGGTAACTGTTTAATGAATGATGCAGGAAAAGTAGCGTTTACCCCTAAAGGGGCTTATAACAATACAGTCACATATGAATACTTAGATACGGTCGTATATGACGGGAATTCATATGCCGCACTCAAGACAACAACAGGTAACACACCGACAGATGACAGCGAATATTGGAAATTGCTTGTAAGAGGGGGCAGTTCCGTACCGATTGCAACAGAAGATATCAATGGAGTAGTAAAAGCCAGTGAAGATATTGGCGTAGATTCAAATGCAAAGATGGTTCTCAAAACAGATTATACAGAGCAGACGGAATTAACTGAAATCGAAAGTGGAGAAACAAGAAAAACATTTTTTGGAAAGATTGCAAAAGCTATAAGCACATTAGTCAATCATATAAATATAAATGCAACATCTGCAAAAGCAGGTCATGTTAAGCTATCAAACTCATCCGCGGTCACGGACAGCACCGGATTGGCACTACCAGTTACCGAGAAAAATGCTAGTATCAGCGGGACACTTGCATATATGCTAAATAATTTTAGTACTAAAATTGATTTGCTTTGGAGTAATAATGGCAGTAATTTTGTCAAACCAGATAATGCACTTACAAGGCAGAGTCTTGTTAGTGTTCGGAATTTTGATAACGAATTATATGATGCTTTTATTATCATGTACGGTCAAGGCCAGCTTGTCGGGATAAGAAATTATGACGGTGCACTCTGTTATTTAACGCAGTTTTTAAATTTAACAACACCTGAAAATAATGTTTATATAGCATTTAGAGAGGTCAAAGTCGAGCGTACGGTGGAAGATATTGGAAATCGCAAATTATATGTATCATCCATCTATGTTTTTATTTAGGTGATATACTGCTTCAGCAGCATTTTCCGGCGTGCAGAAATGACCTCCCATATAGGCGACTATTTATATGTTTTCTCAATTCTTAAAATGAAACTATCCTTTATTTAATATTTAGTGACAGTCTATATATAGGATCGGTCTCCAATCAGCATTTTAGACTAGAAAAGGTAATTGAAGATATTGCGGGTACTCTATCTTCAGATTGCTGTTGCTCTCGCTATCCAGTCTGAGAGTCTGCACAATCTGCTTTAAGCTACCAGCAGAATTGTAGATACCTGAAGATAAGATCAGATGGACATGCAAAACAAGGGGCAGCGATGATAATGACTCCATTGCAAAACACTCGGTTACGCTGTAAAGCAGAACATGCTCACCAGACAACTCGCA